GCTGTAAAGATTGAGGGTAATAATGGAAATTAAAAAATTAAGCATAGATAAATTGCATCCTGCAAAATATAATCCGAGAAAAGAGTTAAAGCCGGGGGACCCTGAGTTTGAAAAGCTTAAACGCAGCATAGAAGAGTTCGGACTCGTAGAGCCCATTATACTAAACAAACGCACAGGAAATGTCGTAGGGGGACATCAGCGCTTATCAGTTTTAAAACATTTAGGATATACGGAAACGGATTGCGTAATTATTGACTTGGATGAAACTAAGGAAAAAGCGTTAAATGTTGCGTTAAATAAAATATCAGGTGAGTGGGATGACGGACTTTTAAGCGCTCTTTTAAAAGACATTGAAAATAGCGGTTTTGATGTGTCTCTTACAGGCTTTGACGCTGTTGAAATTGAAAGCATGTTTGACGATGAAGACAATATTATTGAGGATGAGCCGCCAGAACCCGAAGACGATAATAATCAATTTGTTAAATCAGGTGATATATGGCTATTAGGTAGGCATAGGCTTGTTTGCGGCGACAGCACAAAATATGACGACGTGCTAAAGCTTACAGAAGGTAAGGAGATAGACCTATGCATCACCGACCCGCCCTACAACGTTAATTATGAGGGCGGAGGGCAGACAATACAAAATGACAATATGAGCGAGGAAAAGTTTAAAGATTTCCTTGCAAAAGCTTTTACGTGTATAAACAAAGCTTTAAAGCCCGGTGGGGCTTTTTACATATGGCACGCAGAAACACCAAACGGAGCTTTCAGACAAGCCTGTAATGGCAGTTTGGGAAGAATAAGGCAGGTGCTTGTTTGGAATAAAAATGCATTTACATTAGGGCATAGTGATTACCAGAATAAATATGAGCCCTGTATATACGGATGGAAGGAAGGCTCTGCTCATTACTTTATCGATGATAGAACGCAGGCAACGGTATATGAAGATAAAAACATCGATTTTAAAAAGCTAAAAAAAGATGAGATGTTAAAGCTTTTACAGGACATATTTTCAGACAAAATATCTACCAACGTTATTAATGAAGATAAACCGACAAAGAGTAGCGAACATCCTACAATGAAGCCAGTCCGCCTCATAGCACGGTTAATCAAAAACAGCAGCAAACCGGGAGAAACGGTAATAGATGTTTTTGGAGGCAGTGGCAGCACACTCATTGCCTGCGAGCAGTTAAACAGGACATGTTACACAATGGAAATAGACCCGAAATATGTTGCCGTTATTGTTAAAAGGTATTTAAAATTTGTTAATAAGGATAAAGCTGAGGTTATTCGAAACGGTAAAATCATAAAACAAAAAATACTTTGAAAATTACTTTTCTTTCTTTAGTTTATAGGCGCTTTGTCCTTGCTAAATTATCATTATTCTGGTACCCTTCCTTTACCAAAAAACCGGAGGTAAGGATATTATGAAAAAAACAATCGAAACAAAAGAGGTACTGGCCGTAATAGCGGTAGCACAGCAGGCACTTGAAGCCGGCGATACAAGGAGGGCAAACTTAGAGCTTCAGATATTAGTGGATAACATATGTGATGAGGATGAAGATTATGAATAATGCGGTAATGGTAAGGAAGGCACTGAACATTACAGACCTTAGGGAAAAGGCGAAAGAACAAAATCCTGTGAATATTGTAATCGAAAAAAAGATTATACTAAGCCCCGAAGAATATGATGACTTATGCGGCGACCTGTTTGAAAGGCGGGATTACATAGTTAGTAACGACGATGTTATGTATCAGGACGAAGAAGGCTGGCACTGCATACTAGCGACAACTGAAAACGGGGATACGGGAATAGCAATATCGTCGGAAGGCTATGACTTTGCAAGATATGCAGCGGAGGTGAAAATAAGCGATATTACGGTAAAGCCGCAGGTTAAAATAATATGGAAAGGAAAGGAAGAAACTGATGAAATATTACAAAAATTCAATGTAAGAATAATACGGCGGTTTAACGGATACATACTTGACCAGACTAACGCTGACAGTCAAATACGGTTAAATCTCAAATGGCAAAAAAATAGGGCAGTATGGTCGGTAAAGATATTCTCAAATCCTGAGATAATGACAGAAAAGGAAATGACGGCATACATAGGAAAGCTTGTAAAATACAAACAGGCACTCAAAATATTACGAGAAATAGGGCTAAGATATGAGGTATCATTCAATGAATAATCTGTATATGACAAGAGGAATAAATAATGAAATTGCCGACAACGAAGAATTTGCCAAAGAGATATGTGATATTATAAAGAAATATAAGGCACAGGATTGGGGCGATTTATGTGACGACGATAAGCAAATGAACGAAGACGCACTTAAATACGGCGGCAGGTTATTTGCAGCATATATGACAAGCGTCAAGAAAGTTTACGTTATTACGGACGGACTAAAAACACCTGATGAGTATACAACAATATTATTTGCCGAGGAGTATTGATATGAATAAATCAAAAATTTATATGGACAGCGGAGGTGTCAGTGGAAACATTTTCTGTGTACTCTCAGAAGCTTTAAAAATCCTTAATGATAAAAATGAGTACGATACCGCCGAAAAGCTTACAAGGCAGGTGCTTAACGCTCAAAGCTATGATGAGGCGTTAAAGCATATACGGGAATACGCTGACGTGATAGATTTAAAAGGTAAATATTAAGTAGTATTTAAAGGAAGCTCATAAATGGGCTTCTTTTTTTATGTAATATAGGAGGATGTTTTGGATGGTAGAAATAAGGCGGTAAAAGGATACAATGAAAATCTTGCTGACAGAGCTGTTTTATTTATTAACAGCCTTAAGCATACAAAGGGCGTATGGCACGGTAAAGATTTTATGTTGCTGCCCTGGCAGGAAAAGATAATACGTGATTTATTTGGTACGGTAAAAAAAGACGGTTATAGGCAATACAATACTGCATACATAGAAGTACCTAAAAAAGCTGGTAAAAGCGAGCTTGCCGCCGCCGTTGCATTGTATTTAACTTGCGGCGATGGGGAAATGGGGGCAGAAGTTTATGGCTGCGCTGCAGATAGACAGCAGGCCAGCATAGTTTTTGATGTTGCAGTGCAAATGGTTGAGCAATGTCCGAGCTTGAAAAAGCATATAAAGCCTATACTGTCTCAAAAAAGGCTGGTGTTCCCGCCGCTGAACAGTTTTTATCAGGTGTTATCGGCAGAGAGTTATACAAAACATGGATTGAATGTTCACGGTGTTATATTCGATGAATTACATGCCCAGCCTAACAGGGCGTTGTACGACGTAATGCTGCACGGCTCAGGCGATGCCAGAAAACAGCCCTTATACTTCCTTATAACCACAGCAGGCACCAACAGAAATTCAATATGTTATGAAGTACATCAAAAGGCCGATGATTTATTAAAGGGAAGAAAAAATGACCCTACCTTTTATCCTGTTATATACGGACTTGAAGAAGGTGCGGATTGGACGGATGAAAAAAATTGGTATAAGGCAAATCCCAGTTTAGGTGTAACTGTTGATATAGAAAAACTAAGAACAGCATTTATAAGTGCAAAGGAAAATCCTGCTGAAGAAAACCTGTTCCGACAGCTTAGGTTAAATGAGTGGACAAATCAGTCAATACGCTGGATGCCTATGGAAAAATGGGATAAATGCGCTTTCCCTGTAAATGAAGAAAACCTTAAAGGCAAAATATGTTATGGCGGGCTTGACCTATCTAGCAGTACGGATATTACAGCTTTTGTTTTAGTATTTCCGCCTGTTGATGAGGATGATAAATATTGTGTACTGCCATACTTTTGGATTCCTGAAGAAACAATTGAGCTTAGGGTAAGGCGCGACCACGTTCCTTATGATGTATGGCAGGCTAAAGGCAAAATTATGACCACGGAAGGCAATGTTATACATTATGGGTATATAGAGAACTTTATAGACAGCCTTAACACTATATACAATATAAAGGAAATAGCTTTTGACAGATGGGGAGCCGTGCAGATGACGCAGAACCTTGAAGGCATGGGGTTTACGGTAGTGCCGTTTGGGCAAGGGTATAAGGATATGAGCCCGCCTACAAAGGAGCTTATGAAACTTGTATTACAACAGAAAATAGCGCATGGCGGCAATGAACCATTACGGTGGATGATGGACAATATTTATATTAAGATAGACGATGCGGAAAATATTAAGCCGGACAAGCAAAAATCCACAGAAAGAATTGATGGTGCTGTTGCATTAATAATGGCGCTTGACAGGGCACTTAGGAATGAAAATACGGAAAGTGTGTATAATTCAAGGGGCATTTTAGTTATCTAGAATTAGGGATAATGTTATACATGCAATTGTTTACTTATTTTAATTTAAGTGGTATACTCATATACAAAGTATCAGATTTAATAGATAAATCTTATGAATAAAAGGAGAAAATTGATGCCTGATAAAACATTGAAATGTAAGGAATGCGGAGCAAATTTTGAATTTACTGAAAACGAACAAGCATTTTATAAAGAAAAAGGATTTGAAAACGAACCACAAAGGTGT